TGTGATGCTGCTGTTGCCCAGCGTAATTTCGTTGCTGACCGTGGCGCCGGAAACGTCGGCGTCGTAGCCGATCACTGTGTTGTTCGACCCCGTGGTCAACGAGTTGCCTGCGGCGTAGCCCACGGCGGTGTTGTTCGACCCCGTAGCCACCAGCAGCGCATCAGCGCCCACGCCCGTGTTGCCGCCGTTGGTGGTAGCGGCGTTGATGGCCCGGTATCCCAGACCCGTGCTGTAGTTGCTGGTGCTAACGGCCGACAGCGCGTCGTAGCCGTGCGCAGTGTTGTAGTCCCCACTGGTGCAGGCATCCAGCGCCTGTGAGCCGACGGCGGTGTTTTGAATGCCGTCAGTGTTGCTGGTCAGCGCGTTGTACCCAGCAGCAGTGTTGTTCGAACCCGTGGTGTTGCTGTCCAACGCAGTGTCGCCCACCGCAATGTTTGTGGCCACGCTGCCCGCGCCCAGGCCGACAGCGATGCCGATTTCCTTGGCAAGCTCAAACGAGGCAAAAATGTTGTCGTCGGTCTTGATCGTTACGTTCAGCGACGTTTCCAGAACGAACTTGTACGACGAACCCGACGTTAACCAGATCTGTGCCGGGGTGCGGCCTGCACTGTCCAGCACGATGGGGTTGGCGTTTGCCGTGCCGCCGCTGCTGCTGGTAAACGTTGCCGCAGGCGTAGTCGTGCCGGCAGAGTAGGTGTAGATCAGCCCACCCGCCAGCGGGTTGCCGTTGTTGTCAAAGAACTGGGCGCCTGCGCCTGCGTACTGGGAGAGAGAGACTGCCATCAGGGCCTCACTGTTGAATCTGGGTGACGGTCACAAGCACGGCAGCAGCCGCCGGGGCGTAGGCCGTGGCAGCAGCAGCGGTAAGCGACAGCGCGGTGTCTGAGACGGCCCACATGAGTTCGACGTAATCGTTGGCCTGCAGAGAGAAAAACTCCGACGCGGTGATTGTCGCAAAACCATTGTTGCTGTCCACCGATACGAGCGATGTGCTGTTGGCGTAGTCCGTTGTGCCGTTTCGACGGAACCAGACGCGTGCGTTTTTCGGCGACGAATTGGTCGACGTGAGCTGATACCGTACCGTGAACTGATACAGACCAGACTGCGGCACCGTCAGTTGCGTCAGCGGAGACCCCGCCAGCGTCACGCCCTCAGCAATCTCTGTGGTGTCCAGCGCAATGGCGTAAGCCGTGTTTGTCAGCGCTGCCGTCAGATTGGTCGTGCGCGAGAACTCGCCGTAGTACTTCTGCTGCTCAATCGTCGGCCGCACGAAGATGTCGCCCGCAGTGGCGCTGCTGATCAACACTGCGGCCATCGGGATCACGTTGTCTGGTGCGGTGGGCTTGACGTTGGTCAACGCCCCGGCAACCGTTGGGCTGGCGTACAGGATGTCACCCACGCTGAACGCGCTGGTGTCAATGCCGCTGACGTTGCCCCAGACGCAGCACAGGCCCGTAGCGCCGCTGTCCGGCAGATCCTCGGCCATAATGCCTAGGATGTACAGCGACGGCGACGAGCCGTCGGCTAGGTACGGCGCCACCGACAGCACGTTGTTCGACCCCACGCCCGCAAAACCAACGACGGTGCCCTTGGGGATCGTAGAGCCCGTGACGTTTTGCACCACGGTGTACTGCAGCAGCGCCGCGTTTTCGATGGACGACTGCAGCAGTTGGAAGAACCGAAACCACGCGCGCGTGGCCAGCGCACCTCGATCTACAACCGGGTCGCGCTGAGACGGTACGCGCGGCGCTAGATCCATCTCACGCGCTCGTTGGGGTCGCGGACAACTCCGCACCCATGATGGCAATCTTTACCGGATCTGTGCCGCTGATCTCGTACACGCGATCCCGCAGCTTGGTCGTCATGCCGAGGCGGCGCCAGATGACGCGCTTGCCGTACTCGCCGAGCTTGCCCATGCTGGCCCAGTGTTCGTTGCTCCAAGTGTGGCCGCCGTCGTCGGACCAGCGGAGCATGACTTGGGCGGGATCTGGAAGAAATCTTTCGAAATATGTCGCCCTAAGATAGTAAAGAGAGACGGATGGTGCCGTGGGCGACGACAAATCTGCCAAGCCGCCAAGAGTAATGTATGTGGTGTTTGTTGTTGGCGTAAAAGTTACACTAACTTCGCCGCTGTCTGATTGCAAATCATACGGCAACGGATAAGATACATATTCGCTTGAATTTGCCGACAACCCACATCTTATGTAACCTGTTCCAGCACTTGCGACGCTAAATCGAAAAACAAAAGTAATTTTTTTGTTTGCTGGAGATGTTAAAACATAAGATGCGTATAGATTTGTTGGGGATGTAAATGACGAAACGTACAAAAGCGCTGGCGTTCCAATGGAAACGTCAACAAAAGACGATGGGCCGGCGGTCCATGCAAGAGCGGCAGATGGTGAAAACGGGAAAAACAAATTTGCTGCAACTATTGGCTTAAGTAACTGGTCGGTTGTTCCGGTTTCGCAGTCCAGTTGCAACATGTGTTGCGCCGTGCGCTTTAGATTGTTCTGCCCCGTAGGCAACGCGCGCCAGGACCGCAACCAACGCTGCGCATCTTCGTTATCGTCGTACACATCGGAATCAAACACATACAGATTAGCGTTCTCCCAGTCCCCCACCAGCACTTCGCCGGCAAAATTTGCTTGGCAGTTGCTCCGGTGCCGGCGATACTGCACGCCGTCCCAGTACGCCCGCTCATGCCACGCCCCAGTGGCAACGTCAAACACCCATGTCGCGTTAGCCGTCGGGAACGTCAGCACATAGAACGAATGCCCGTCCTGCTGGTATGAATAGCCGATGGCGTCGTTCAGCACGTTGTACTGCTGGATCTGCCACTCAATGGCGTGCGTGCTGACGCGCTGGGCGTTGTAGCCTTGGTTGCGGTACACGATGCCGTTGCCGCGGGCGTCAGAACCCAGCCAGAACACGGCGTTATCCAGCTTGGCCACGCTGTAGGGCGCAAGGCAACCAGTCTCCATAAACGCGCCATCAATACGCGCAAGAGGAAAATCCGCTATGCCTGCGTTGTACCAGACCTCCACAGTGTTGTTGCCGAACAGCCAGACCTCACGGTGGTCAACCATCAGCGACACCACGTTGTCGGGGTTGCCCTCAGCGCTGGCAAAGTCCAGCGGGTCGATGGCCGCGCCGTCGTTCAGCGACGTCACCCAGAAGCGCTGGCTGTTGGGCTCGTTGAACACGAAATACCCGTCCAGATAGCCCACAGTGACAGCGCCAGGAAAGTCCGGGTCTGTGATCTGCCCGAACACGCCCGTGCTGCTGTTGTAGATGAATGCGTCGGGGTTGCACGCCACGAACAACTGGGTGCCGTTGTCGGACATGCTAACCGGCCCGCTGCCGTTAATCAGCCCCAGTTCCGTGGCCGCAAAGTTCCCATCCACGCGATACAGTTTGCCGCCAGACGCGACATACAGGAAGTCGCCGAACTTCCACATCCCCCGAATCGGGCCTTGCCCCACTGTGGCCACCAGCCGCAACCCAGGGCACCGCTGCAAGAACGCAGGCTCTTTGCCGGCCTCCGGCACGATTTCCGGAAACAGGTTGACCATGCGGCTGTCCGCAGCATTGACGCTGCGGGCCACATAGGATGATCCAAGCACTGGCGTTTTCACGTCGGCATACCCGTGTAGACGTTAAAGCGCTGCATCCTGCGGTTGATCAGGTTGTACGGCAGGCTCATCAGATCGTCAGGGTTGTTGATGCGCTTGAGGTTGCGTTTGGACGCCATCGCAATCCGCATCACCGTGGGCGGTGGCTCAACGCCAAACTCGTTGGCGATCTCAACGGCCAAGTTGTACTTGAAGCACCGCAGATAGCCTGGCGGGAACGCCAGCGTGGTGTTCAGCAGCGCTGGCTGCGACAGTTCTTGGACGCTGACAATGTGGTACTCCAGCGCCTTGGTGGCTACCGGGTACACGGTCATCGTAATGTCAGGGTAGGTCATGTTGGTGAACATAACCTGCGGGTACGTCGAACTGTTCGTCTTCAGCGCGATGCCGTTGTACTGCTGCTGGTTGAT